AGTCTTACTTCCAACAGCAGCTTCCAATTCTGCCAAGTACTTTTTCACCTGTTCAGGGTTCTGCATGAACTCCCTATACTCTTTGGCTTCTCGTTCAGCATTGGCTAACCTTTGATGAACAGCCGATTGAGGATTGGGGTCTAATTTAGTTCCCTTGTCGGTATATTTGACCTCTTTTTTGGAGTCCTCTTCTTTAGTTGCTTCCTGAGTTTCCTCAGTTGATTCCTCTGGAGATTCGTCTTCTGAATTGTTAATGTTCTCGGATGATTCTTCTGATGTTGATTCCTCTATTGAGTCATCTTCAAAACCCTCCATATTCACACTTCCTTCAAAGTCTGCCATATGTTTCCTTCTTTTATTTCCATCCTCTAACGCTTTTTATAACGAGGTGCGAAACCCCGAAAGTTAAGAATTAAAGAAAGAACTTTATATTAGTAACTAAACTAACTTTATCACAAAATTATATATCTAGGGTAACTTTAGGCTATGACTGTATCATTACTTCGTAATCTAACATGACCATCTTTCTCATTATTTTCTGTTCCTGGTTGAATATGTTTGTGCAAAGGACAGTTCTTACACTTAATAACATAGTTGTGAGAATCAATTATTCTAAAAACATGGGTAAAGTCTTTACAAAACATACTGTCAAGTGATGTTTTATCATATCTAACTCTAACTTTTTCTTTTTCAATGACAGTTTCTTCACCAACTTTTCTAGTTATGGGGTCAAAGGTTTTGACAACTCTCTCTACATCTTCCTCTTCAGTTATCCATTTACCTATTGGTTTATCAAATTTTTCATTTGTTTTCTGCATCTGATTCTTTTGTAACCTCAATAATTAGTTTCTTCTCATCAGCGAGTTTAAGGTACTCTGCTTCTTGATTAGATAATGTTTTGAGGTCAGCAAATAGTTTGTCTATAAACTTAATGCAACCTGCAATCTCATTAAGCTGTTCTTCCTTGGTGGTTTTAACAGTCTTTGAATAACCATTGTCGCCTTGTTGGGTTTCAAGAACATCCTTAACTGCATTAGTAGCTACAAGTAGGATAGCAGATTCTTTAGCGTTCTTGAGGTAATCTCTTAAAAAAGAGAAGTCATGTGAATTGAGGATTTTATTAGCCGATTCTGATTCAGAAACAATTTTCTCCCATTCTTCTACAGGAATTGTGGGTATTTCTTTCTTAGGCAATTTGTTCATACAATAACTATAACATCATGTTTCGGAACTTACAATAATAAAACTTCAAAAGCTACCAGACCATTTACCCCAAAACAGTATATTGGTATAGAGATTGATGTTTGTACGGAATAGTCTGGTAGCTTTTAGAAGTCATTAAAGTAATCCCATTTCTTGCCCTGCAATATTGTTTGGCATGTTTTTAATTGGGTCAGTTGATTGTAGAGCCGAGTTTTCAATCTGGTTTTCATCTACCGATAAAGGCTGTGGAGCACCAGCTCCTCCCATCATGTCAGGATTAGACATTGGGTCTTGAAGCATCTCTTGTTGCTCTAGTGTAACCAAAGCCTTGTCAGCATCAATCCATTTGGTCAATTCATCAACATAAGCTGTAAACATTAATATCATGTCATCAGATAGACTCTCTTCATTACTTATCATATGAAACTGAATAATTTTCTTGATTGCTTTATGATTCTGATTCCATTCAGTAGTAGGCTGAATCCCTTTTTCAATAGCTACAATAGCTTCTTCAGCTTGTACTTCTGGGTCAATAATAATATCTTCAGATATTTCTCCAACTTCAGGATAAGAAGCAAAGATAGCTTTCCAAATAGGTTTGCTATCAAGTTGAAGTTTCTTTTCACTATCCATTTGAGATTTTAGATTAAGAAGTGCAGCTTGTCTTACAACAGGAGAAGTTTTAGTTATATGGTCTGGGTTAGAAATAACATCAAAGTTAGCACTAATTTCACTAGGTTTGACCCTAATAAATCCAGCACCTTTTTCACCAGTAATTCTAATTTCCTGTTCTTCAGTAATGTATTGAGCATTAAGTTCTAGGAAATGATTGCCAATACCAGTTAAGATTTGAGCTCCAAACAGAGAGATAAGCATTTGCATGTTTAGGTCAATATTGGCATCAATAACTTTAGCTCCAGTAGCAGTTTTGTTCATCTGTGAAGAAGAACTAGATACCCCTGAAGAATAAAGTGAAGAAATAGAAGATGATTTTTCAAACAAAGTATTAAGTTCTTGTCGCAGACCCATCATTAATTTTGAAGTGTCATTAATAGGAGCTTGTCTAATTTGGTTAGCATCACCTGCAACCCTAACAATTCCATCTGGTCTATTTACAAAAGCCCAATCAGGAGTGGCTGCTGCACTAGCACCTGCAATCCACATAGGATTACCAGATTTACGAGCATTAGTTAGATATTGATTTAGAGCTGAGGACATAGCTATAACTAAATCTTCAAGAGGTTGAACCATCCCCTGAGGATAAAAAGTATAATCAGATGGGAAAGGTGTAAAAGATAAGTAAGGATAGTGACCATGCCAATAAGGATTTTCTTCATTCTTATTTAGAATCTTATCAGAGCCTTTTTCATCAAAAGTATAATAAACTCCACCATCTTTAGTGGTCATCTTAATCATACCTACATATTGATTTCTATAATATTCTTCTTCATCACTAGCTCCATAAATAGCATCACTTGGAAGTTTATATCCACCCTCAAGCTCAGAGATAAACATTTTCTTTTTCTTAATCTCAGTCAACATGTCTGGTTTCCAAATCTCTTCGGGTTTTTGTTCACTCAACTCATTATCATCAAGCATATCCCCAAATCTCATGGTTAAATGTTCAAGAATAAATGGTTGTTCATCCATATCTGGAATATTTCTATTTCCAACCAAAATATCTTCAAAACGAATGTTTTTAGCAATAGCTCTATTGGTAATTTCTCTCAGAGAAAACTCTTCTTTACCCTCAATATCTGATTGAATCTTAACTGCAGGTTCAAATAACCAGCCAGTACTCAAATATGACCTACCACCGATTAAACCTCGCAGTAAACTTCGGTAAAATACCAAAGTCTTTTGCATCTCAGATAATTCCCAATTAACAACATGTTGATTTCTCTCTCTAAACTCACTAACTTGAGAATTACGAGCTAAAAGATTAACCCTAGCATTATCTGGGTTTAATCTACTCATCATGGTTCTTAGAAGTTGAAATATGGCTGGGTCAACCATGGTGTAATCCCAGGGATAGTTTTCATCAAAGTTTAGAATTGACTCATACATATCTGTATAAGTTGCATTTCTGTCAAAGACATCTGAAGTATCACTATAAATTGAGTTCCATCTACTCTTTATGATAGATGCGATTTTATTTTTTGCCATACTTATACTTTACTCGGTTTTTCACTATTTAGGGTAAACTTTTCTGTGATTTTTTTATAGATTTCCACTTTTAGCTCACCAAACTGATGATTTCTGCTTAAAGTTCGTTGTCTATAATACATAAAAGCAGAACTTTTCTTAAAAATAGCTCCTTTGTCTAACATTTTTAGCCAAAAGTCATAATCTTCAAACATTTGTAAAGAATCATCAAAACCACCTACTTTATTGTACCACTCTCTCTTGAAAAGAGATGGCATGATTACCTCATTCTGAATCAGCATTTTCTTCCAGATTATCTTGTTTGGTGATTCGTGCCAGATATTCTTATTACCAGAATTACCCCAACCAGACCACAAGACACAATTTGGATAAACTACATCAGCATCAACTTCAGACAACTCTTTTAAGTAATTAAGTGGCATTTTGTCATCTGCATCAAAAAAGATAATATGACTTCCTGTTGATATTTTAAAACCTAAATCTCTTGACCTAGCTACACCAATATTCTTATCACAAAAAACTGTAGTTACGCCTGTGTAGGCTTTTGCAGTTTCTTTACATCCATCATGAACAAGAATAATCTCATCAGCAGGCTTAATTTGCTGTTTAATTGAATCAATACACTCATCTAAATATTTTTCTAAATTGTAGCAAGTAATAATAACCGATATTTTTTTTGGTGATGTTGTTATTTTTTTCATAGATTTCTTTTATAAAATAATAAACTACTATCTCCTAGATATTTGCCACATTTATCTAACATTTGTAATTCTTTATAAAATTAACTTCTTTATTACTAAGTCTGTATGCATAATTGCCAGTTAAAAGGAATCTTAATCTCTCTCTAAAACTCATCTTCAATTGAATACTAATAACTGATTTATAATCTGGTTCTACAAATTGTTCATCTGCTTCTCTAGTAGTATCTTGAAACTTCTCTAAGTACCATCTATTTAGTTTTTTTAAGGTGTTTTTTAGCATAAGCTTTTCTATCTCTAGTTATAATTTTTTGAGTTGCCTTTGTCTGATATTTATATGATTTTCCACCATAGTGATAAACAAACACGGAGTTGATTCTAAGGATTGGAATAGTAGTGTTTTTATTGGCTACTTTTTTAATTCTAGTCTGGTAATCTTCGTCACCAAACCAAACTTTAAAATGTTTAGTATCAAAAATACCCACTTTTTCTATACATTCTTTAGAAAGATAGAAACAAAACCCTGGCATCCACTCAACCACCTCAATGTCATCAGAAGTTTCTGGTAATCTGGCATAAAAATCAAACTTGGTATTTACTCGGTTCACGTAATGGTCTTTGGCTGGTGTTTTTGGCACAATGCAGTAAGCATGAGTATTAACAGCTACTAGTCCAAGCACATCAATAAAATTAATAGGAAGTATCAAATCATCATTTAGAATCACTACATCAGATTCACCTGCTAGGTCAATTCCTCTATTCCATGCTTCATAAATACCAACTCTGGCACATTCCACCTTAACTGGTACTCCACTATTTGTAGTAAACTTTTGAGCTATTTCAAGACCAGATTTATCTGCTGAAGTATCAATAATAATAATTTCCTCTGGTTGAACCAATTGAGCTTGAAGTAGGGTGAGTATCTGTACTAAATTATGTTGGGCACTATAATAAGTAACTATTACTTTCATAATTCCTTTCAAGAATTAGTTTTTAATAAACTTTTACTATCTCCATTACCATGAATTATAGATATAATTCCATGTTCATTATCATAAAAGATTCCATGGTCTAACTTGATTATACCCTTACTATATGAACTATATAAAGTACCAAATAAGTTAGGATGTACTGTTATCTCTTTATCCTGTAACCAAACATTAAATAATAATTGTTCAATTACCATATTTTTTGTTTTACCTCTTTCCTTTTTAACGAACTCTACCCAATCATCCATTATGTGTCCAAGTGCAGCCCAAGTTCCAACATTGTAAATTTGGTTTTCTTTTAAAGACTTAAACCTTGGATTTCTTTCAATAACTCCCATCCAAAAACCATTATCTTTAAACTTAATTCCCTCATCAGAAACATAAATAAACTTTGGGTCTAACTCTGGTAATGGAGCTTGAAAAATTACATCAGCAGTATCAGTAAAAATAAACAATCTGTTTCTATCTAATCCTTTTGGAATGTAATCCCAACGATAAAGATGACCTGGGTATATTTCAAGTTCAACATTAATCCACTCTACGCTATCTCCTAACATTAAAAGTGAACGAACATAATCATCAACTCCAGGTGTCCATGATGCGATTGAGATTAAGTATGGTTTATTCATTACTATCCATGATAACAATCTCTTCATGAGCCATAAATGGATATTTTGGTACTTCAATCATATTAAAATTCTTCCTGTAAATTAGTTTCTAACATTTTTAATAAAGATTCATGTCTATGAATTAAACAATGATGATTCTGTATCCAAATCTGGTTGCGAATAACATCATGTTGAACTTTCTCTAACAGGATATAGTCAATTAAATCAAGTAACTCTTGGTCATTGTGATAGATATTGATTCTTTTTTCCAATCCCTCAACTAGATGGAGGTCTGGTACATCATTGGTGACTAACTCTACTCCATTAGCTATGGTTTCAAACACTCTAAAGTTCATATCATCACTAAAACTTCTGTTAAAAGAGATAATTCCTTGCCTGAGGTACTCTTCCATATTGCAGTAATCAGTAATGGCAAAGAATTTTTCCCCATACTGTTCTTTTAAAAGTTCAATTAAGCGAGTTCTTTCATCAAAAAACCCTCCCCATCTACCAACAAAGACAATATCAAAGGGAACTCTGCCTAAGTTTCTTACCACCTTTTTTCTATTGAATGGATAACAAAGTGGTAGCCAAAAAACTTTAGCTTTTGAGTCTATTTGTCGCAAGTGAGATGCAATTATGGGTACATATTTAGAAATTGCTACAAAAACATAGTCAAAAAGTGGAGAATAGTCTTTGTGCCATTGAAGTTGAACATGACTGTCAATTAACCAGATAGCTTTGATACATTTAGGAAACTCTTGAGCAATCCATGTAATAATTTCTGGATATTTTGCCAAACCATTATTAAATTCTCTCTCTATAAGCATGTCTGGATTAAAAGCCTTAATATCTTCATATATCTTGAGGGGAAATTTACCATTGACCTTTAAACTGTGGTCTAAATACATTATTTCGTGTTCTGCTTCTAAATCAATTCCTCTTTCTTGCGACAGGTATAGTATTTTCATATTATTTTTGCCATTTATTGTGCCAACTCGGTAATGAGCTAACCCAATCAGGTGTAGGAGTACTCCCAATTGCTCCATGTCTGCTTGATAATTCTGGTTTACAAATCTGAAATAATTGGTAAGCACCAGCACTACTCATCACAGCATCGTCATGTTGGTGAGCTGAAGCTTGAGGTTTACCATTTTTAATTACAAAAGCTTTGTGTTCTTTTAGTGTAATTGAGTCATAGATTTTAAAAAGATGTTTTTCAAAAACACTCTTCCATTCTCCAAGCATTTTGGGTCTGGTAGCCCTATCAGTATTCCAACCCAACTGATTAGTTTCTTCACTACCAATGCCAACATTTCCCCAGCTAGGCATCACAAAACACCTATATTTATTCTTTACATTCAAGTCAAATAATCTTTGCATCTCTGATTGACCACCATTGTTTCTCTCCAAACAAATTACAGGTGGTACACCAGTTAAGTCATAAATCTTTTCAAGTACTGGAAATAAATCCTGGGTTTGAGTAACAGCTACACCTCTAGCCTGGTAAACTAGTGGAAAATCCATCCTAGTAGAAGACATAAACTGAGTAAAGTTAGAGTCCTCACCACCCTGACTACAGTCACCAAAAGCCAAGATGAACTCATCTTTTTGTATCTCTCGGTATTGTCGCCATTTACTTGCCATCTTCAATCTCCTCAAAATATAAAAACATAATATCTCTAATTTGTTGTTGTCTTTCCTTTAACACATTACTATCAATCAACTCTTCATTAATTTCAAAAGCAAACCAAACAATTCCTCTAAAAAGTAAATTGACTGGTTTTTGCAAGATTCTGGCTGCTAATTTTCTAAACATAAATTAGTCCTGTCTGAATTGGGTCTTTAATCATTTGTTCATAAAATTTAGTGAGCATAGGGTCAAAGTACTGAGTACCATCACCAATAAAAGCTTCAGACTCATCCATAGGATATTCTCTTCTCATGAGCTTTTGGTCTTTAGCATGAGAAACTTTGTAGAATGCCAATAACATTGGTCAACAGTAGCTCCATAATCATCATGAATCCTTTTGTACTCTGGTGGCATAATCCAGTCAACAGGATGTTTTTTAGTATATTCTTTATGTAACCACCACCCTAAAAATCTACTCTTAAAATCACTCTTGCCCTCAATTCCTCTAAAGTATTCTTCAGCAAAAAAGTCAACATCAGTATTGCCAGTAGTTTCTCTAAAAATCTTACCAACTCCATCAAGAACCTGCTGTTCTGCACCAAGCACTAGTGTGTTAGCATTAAGTATCTCGGTGTTTGGATAAAAGGCTACCTCACTCCAATGGATGTTTTGCTTTGTACCACCTCTTCCTGAAACTCTAGCACTAGCAGTTTGCACATACATTTGAGCACCAGTATGACCTTTAATTAGGGTAGTTGAATCAATATCCAAGAAGTCTTTTCTCTTAATCTTCCACTTATCAAAAAAACTATCTAAAAATCCAGAAACCCTATTAAAAAGCACAATCGTATCTTTCTCTCTAGCAGAAACTATATCAGCATCAATAATTGGAATCTTCTTCCACTCAGAAAAAATAAAGTCGGTAGTAAACAGGGCATCAATAAGTGAGGAGAAACCTGGCTGTCTAAACTTGAGGATATTCTCTCTAACTCCCTTTAACTCTTCTCCATACTCCTTGGTCATGATGTCATAGTAGATGTTTTGGGTTTCATTAAAGATAAAGGGTACGACTTCTCCCATTTTGTTTTTGATTAGAAAGTTATTTTCTATGAAATCTCTATAATCTATCATTGAGTTAATTTATCACAAAAAGATGACTAATACTATCACCAGTTAATTAAAGTACTACCCCAATTTTAAAAAATATGCTATATTTATATTATGCAAATACTCACAAAGACTGTTTTATTTAGGGTTGGTGGGGTCGTGAGCCCTAGCAGCCAACTCTAAATAGAGCAGTTTTTTTATGTTTATTTCTAAACACTATAGACAACTAAAAAAGACAGCCCTTAAAAAGTATAAGCATGATAAGCTGAAAAGAGAAGAAATTAAAAAGAACAAGGCTAGAAGAAGAATCCTCGGTACAACTTCTTCTAAAGAGATGCAGGGGAAGCAGTAGAGATAAGCATCTATAAATTAAACTCTACGGGAATAATTAAGACAATGCCCCTTATGTAAGCTGGAGGGAAGTCTACACCACACCGAATAAGGCTCTGGTCTGATAGTAACTTACAACCTTGATTACCCTAATGGGGGGTAGGGGGGGAATGTAGCACACGCTACATAACTACAAGCTCTACCTAACTTATCCACTATATCAAACTGTTCACTACACTCTGTAAATTTTATAAAATATATATACCCTGAAAAAAAAAGTGATGAGCATTTGCTTTTATACCTTTTTTTTATATATACAATAACCTCTTACCTTGGTCTGCTACAAAATGATGGGTGGGGGGGGGATATGCGATAAGTTTCCCTATAAGGCTATACTAAAGGGCTACTAAAAAAAACTCTAGCAGTTAAATAGTGATATATAATTTACTTGATGTATTTGTCTAGTTCTCTAGCTATGAAAGTGTTGTTTTGTGTCTGATGTATTGGCTTGTCCTCTCTCCCTTTTAACTTGTCAATGTACTTAACAGCATCAAGTCTAGTTTTATGGTCTGCTCTATGTCCTACAACTTCACCTCTAAAGTTAAAGATTTCAGTATCAGCAGTTAAAGCTTGACTTAAAACTTCAGCTTGAGTTTTATCTCCTCCAGTACTTTTATCAATAAGTTTAATATATTTTCTTTTACCCTCAGCTATTAACTCTCTATTTGATTTCTTTATCTTGCTAATGCTTGACTGAGATATACTAGGAACTATCGCCCTAATTTGCTTATCAGTTTTTCCAGCAATTGATAGATTAGTGACTTTTGTTTTTATACTCTTTTTAATAGGTTTTCTCCCTGGTTTTTTCTTTTTTCTAGGTCTTGCCATATAAACATATACTATCAGTAAAGGTTTAATCTAACAAGTTTTAAATTAGTACTTGACAATTGATTTACTTAGTGATAAACTCTAGTTATATTAAACAATGAAAGAATAAAACTATGAACAAACCAACACTTCAAATAATCAGAGAAAATAATTTATATAATAAGTCCATGCGTTGGCATCTTGTTATTGTTTCAAACAATGGCATGGGTTCTAGTTGGTTTAAAACACTACAGGAAGCACGAAACGAAGCTTTACGCCTTAACTC